CCATCCTTGCCTACTGATGCAACATACTTAGGCATATTAGCAAAACCTTTATAAGGAATTAACTTGATTTGAGTTTCTTTACCAACAGAACCTGCTAAATTTTCCTTTAAATATTTAGCAAGAGCCTTAAAGCTACTTACTTCAATCTTTTCTCCTGCAGCAATTTTTGCACCTAATTCGGGATTAAGAGCATTAATGATCTGAGTAATTTTAACCATAAAGTTTTCCATTTCAGATGGATTTTCTCCATACTGAGTTGTAGCTCTCTGAGTACAATTACTTATATTACTTGGATCAAAAATAGTTTCTCGATGCTGGATACCGTCCTTTGTTTCAAATAACAAAACAAAAGCATCAGAATTACCTTCACTCTGACTAGCTACTCATTCAATACCTTTATAGGTTACATTATGAATTCCTCCACGAAGGAAAGTAGAAGTTACTTGATTTGCATTCTTTGCTACACTAAAATCAAACATTGACATATTCTTACAATTTTAAATTTTTAATAAATCTGAATTTTCTGTATCTAAATCGGTATCAGCTTTAGAAAGATCTGATTCATCAATCTTAATCATTTTAAACATACCAGGCCTACATTCCTCTATTTTAAAGAGTTGACCATATTTAGATAAAATTGTTTTTTGAGTCCCTTTAAAAGAGACTGTATTACTTTTTGTTAATTTATTCCCATTTTCAGGATCTGAAAACACTTCAGCTTTACCGATAACTGGGATTGTAAGCTCGTTACTTTTTTGGATATAATTAACTGCTATCCTATCTCCGCATTGTGCAGATAATAAACTAACGGCTTTAGGAGACATAATTAACTTACTATCTCCTATCTCTACAATTGGTAAATCTATATTATCATATTTTGAAGGCACTTTAACAACTTTAACATTTGTAACAGCCTTCGATTCTTCGTCAAATTCAAAAGATACCTTTAACATAATCCTTAGATTATATATTAACTTCTACAGGATTTAAAAGTGAAGGATAAATTCTTTCCCAATGAAATTCAATATTTCCATCTTCCTTCATTTCTCCTAATACTACATCTGCATTTCGTAAATGTTCTGGTCTAGCACCACATTCTACAAATTTATCATTTGTATTAAAACTTAGAATAGTATTTGAATCTTCATCTCTATCTAAATAACCAATAGCATCTGACTTTGAAGCAAGAATTCTACCTGCTTTTCCAAATAAGTCAATAGTCTTTGCAGTCATATCAGTATTACCGATTGCTGAATCCTTTGTATGACAAATAAGAATAATATTAGGTGCACATTTAGATACCATATCAATAACCATCTCTAATGCCTTACGAAGAGCGCTATATCCTGCTCCCATTGGTGCATCAAGTACGTCATCTCCTGTAAACTTTTGTCCTGCAGGACTATTTAAATATAACTTTAAAGCTAATGGTTTAACCATTTCTTCAAGTCTAGTAATTGTATCCAATACAATAAACTTATAAGGATATTTAGCTTCCTTAATTGCAGCACAAATTTCTTTTAAATCTTTAACAGAAGATGCTTTTACCTTTACAGCATCAATATAATCATATCCACCCCCTTCAAGGTCGATACATAATGCTCCAGGAAGATTAGCACAAGCTGTTGACTTGCCATATTTAGGTTTTGAGAAAATAATTAAATTTCTTGGGTCCTGAGTTTCTGCAGGAATTTTGTTTGTTGGTAATGTGATAGCCATATTTAAAATTTGAATATTGGTTTTTGTAAGCTATCTTTTTCTTCTGCATCTTTTGCAGCTGTATCTTTTGTTATTTCATCTTCTAACTTCTCATCTTTTCAAGATTGATATACTTCATAATTAATACTTCCTGGATCAGGAAGTTCCTCAAATCGTCCTAAACTACCTTGAAAGCCAGTACAAAAAACTTTATTTGCAACTCCAAATCGATGTTTTAATAATATTAATCCACGCATAGCAGAACCTAAAGATTCTTCTGGATATTCTTTATTAATGATAGTATATCCTCTATAAGTACTACGTTGATGTTTTATAGGATTATATACTGCAACACAAATATTACAGTCATTACCTGCATTACCAGAATCCTTAACATCATCAAGGGTTGGCTCTGCAAGATCCATTTTTAATCTATTTACATCACTTGTGTTTCTATTTTCTTGCATAATAAAGTCAATAGATATTCCACACTTTTCTCTAAAATAAACGCAGTATTGCGAGGTTTGATCAATTTCCTGTTTTTTAGTTCTACCATCAACTGGAGTTAATAAACCAGCATGATCAATTATTACATTTATTATTTTATCGGGATTACTTGGAATATAAATATTTCTTCTACCTTCATCAATATCTTGAAAAGTACCTCATTGTTTTAGAAGTTCTTTCATATTACCATAGAAAGTATTAGAACTTAGCTGTTTATCAAAGATAATAAGCTTATGTATGATTGAGTTTAGTCATACTCTGGACTCTTGAATATACTTATAATATTTATCAGATAGTTTTTCTCGAACGGACATTAGTGTCATATAAGAAATTTCTATTCCATAAGTATCATATATATATAGATTAAGCAATTTAGCAAGTAAAACTTTCGAACTCATTTCCAGACTAAAATATACATGTACAATATCTCTATCTGGATAATCTCGTAATATACGATATAAATCAGAATATATTACATATGAACTTTTACCTGAACCACTTTGTCCAAATATTAATTTGTAAACTCCTTTTTGGAATCCGCCTGTATATCAATCCAACTTTGGCAATCCAGTTTTTAAACCTAAGTTTCTACCTTCTCTACCATTGTCAATTTCAGAATATAATTCATCTACAATAGACATTAAGCAGTATCGTAAAGTTGTTCAGTACTAACTTTGCCATTAATTCCTTTATCTCGCATTTCTTTAAATTCTTTCCATTTTTGACTGGAAACAAATTCAACCATAGAAACTTGTATAAGGTCTTTAGATTTAGCTCATTCTAGTATCTCTAATATTTCACGATGCTTTTCAATACTATGTCCAATAGTAGAAGAATATCAGAAGTAGAATTCTGACATATTTAAGAATTTCTTTGCAATATTTTTTAAACTAACTGTTTTCCCATTAAAGTATAAATTAGTTGGATAAGCTTCCTCTAATTCCATACCAAGTTCTCCAGAAAGCTTAAAATATTGTTTTATAAAATTCTGATTAAATTCAATTTCATCAGGATCATAGGTACTTGGATTATAATTTTTCCTGATTACTCCTTTCTCTTTTAGTGAATTGAATAATTCTCGCAATCTTTCTTTGCCGCCTCCTTCATATCACTTTCGAAAATAGTTCCTATTTATTTTAGGATCTCCATTTTCTGTTTGAGCAATAAATGTTAAATAAACTAACAGTAACTCATCGGCTGTTAGTTTGTATTTAGCCATAATATTAAGAATCGTATCTAACTCCATATAATACGATAAAAAATAAACAAACGTACTACGTTAGATCTATTTATTAAAATCTATGTTCTATATCTATTATGCCTTTTTTTGGTCTAGTAGAAATCTCCTTTCCACTTAACACTATATCTAATTGTGATTCATCAATAGTTATATACTGTTGGTTTGAATTAGAATTATTATATCAGGTTTCTTCTATAGTTCCCTTAATAACTAGTATAAACATTTCTGCGAGTTTACCTTGTTCGAATCGACAAATTCTTCCAATCCTCTGCGTAGTCCTTGTCTTTGAACTATCTCCACTTAATATAATTCCAACACTTAAACCTTTTATATCTACACCTGCGTCGCAAGATTTTGAAGTACTTAATACACCTATAGTTTGTTGGTTAAAACTTTCTATAATGGTATTATTTTCCTTCTTTTTCTGTTTACTATGTAGAACATATCCTCGTTTCTTAAAATATTCTGCATCTTTAATAGTAGCTGAAAAAGTAATTGCTTTTTTATTACTTCTTGCATCTAATATCTTATCTGCTATTTCAAATTTCTTAGGATGAGACATTACAAAGGACTTACGTTTTCTTAACATTCTCATTCAAGCTGCTGCAAATCCTTTAACTTGAGATTCACTTCATCCTGTTTTCTTTGCATACTTACTTGCAAAACCAGGACGACTAATACAACTCATTACTGTATTAAATTCAAAATTAAATATAGAAAATAGACTTTGAAACTTCTGATTTCATGCATGATATAGAGATAAATCTACATCAATTAGAACTTTATAATTTCTATAATCAGACAATCAATTATTATCAACAGCTTCCTTTATATTTATACGATCACAAACATAAGTAAACTCAGATAATCGGTCTTCTTTTCCGTCTAATCTCTCAAATGTAGCAGTTAATCCTAAAAAATAACGATATTTTACAGCTTTAAACATATTGATGTTATTTTCACTACATGCGCAATGAATTTCATCAATCACAAATAAATCAACTGTATACTGATTTTTAACAATAGTGTTAAATATCTCTACCTTACAGACAGAAAAGAGTTGGTTTTTAGCCAACTCTCTAAGTCATTGTTCTTTTAGAACCTCTGTAGGAACTCCAATTAATACAGATAGTCTAGGATTTTTATTATATAGTGCCTTTATCAACATGCAAGTCATATAGGTCTTACCAAATCCAGTTGCAGCAACAATTGTGCCTATCCCATTACTATCTAATCAACGTCTAATAGCAAGCTTTTGACGCTCCGTTCTGTTCATCAAAGATACAAATTTTTATTTAAAAAATAAAATTTTTAGTACTAATTAATTTCCTGCAGGAGGATTAATTTCAATATTTCGAGCATCCGCAACTCGTTGAATATTAGACATTAATGTACTTCATTTATTTATATGATAATCGAGATCGTTATCTAAAAGTAATAAGATCTTATCTCTTAGTGTTTTCAGTGCAATTGTAGTTAAAGAAGAAATTTTTGGTAAAGAGCTAAGTTGAACTAAAGATCTAAATTCTGTAAAAGATAACCCTGTAGGACTAACTCTTAATTTGATATCAGGATTTAAACACAATCGTTCCTTAATAACTTCCATTCTATTTCTTGCTTTGCCGTCTTTGCCAACTTCAGTTAGCTCAATTTTTTCCTCGTCCGTTAGCCAAATTCCTTGTGCTAAAATGAATTTATCAGTAATCATTTTCTTATTAAGAACGTCAAGTTTATCAAAACAAGCATCCATAAGACGATTTACTGTTACTTTTTCAAAAATAGGAGGAACACCATTAAATATACTTGCTATTGAATCATTTAGTATATCTTTTTCAGATGCTGCTCTTTGTTTATTAATATAATCTAAGATATCTTTCTTAGTTTTGATATCTGTTTCGCATTCATGAAGAATGTATCTAACAAATAGTTCCGTATTACATGAATCTCAAGTTCGATGAATGTTTTCTCTAACTATAAACTTACCAGGATTCCAAGGACTAACGTTATATAACATCTCATAACAGTGCTTATATCATTTACGTAAGTCCTCTACAGATGCATCAACAAGTTTAATATCATTCCCACTTTTGTCTCTCCATGTTAAGGAATCAATTGATTCTAACACGCTACGTAACTTCTCGCCAAATTCTGTCTCTTTACGCATATTTAAAAATTAAATTCTTTTTGATTACATATATCTTTTTCTTTAATAAAACTTATAAAATAATTATTTGTATATTTATAAATTTCAAAATCTTTTGAATCTTTGTTGTATCATTGTGTCTTTCCTCCTTCTACATATTGAAATTGAAGATAACCTATATCTCCAATTTCAAAAGTAGAAATATCTCAGTTTGGACATTTAACAACAGTAACATATTTAAGATCATCTGTTTCTATTCGATTCAGATCTTCTACTACAATAGCTGTATACTGACCATCTTCAATAGCAACTATCTTACAATGTATTGTTATTATCTGAGTAGTGTCGAACAATTTCTCCAATATTTAAAAGTTCAAACATTGTATTATTAATAGTCTGTATTTGGTTTTTATGAAAATGACCATAATACCAATGTGTTACCTCATTCTTATAATCCTCATATACTCGATCCAATACAGCTCGCTCATTATCAATATCATTTAATAACTCAGAATCGTATGCTGCAAAGTCTTTTACAATTCCTCCTTTATCATTTGGATAGCAAAAAGAAGGGGCGGAATGACTACAAATAATATCAATGTGTTCTTCTACTTTTGGACGATATATTACTGGTTCATCAGGCCAATATGATTTAAGACAATTTTGTTCTGCAGTTTGATAGTCACAATTATGATATTTCATATATCTAACCATACTAACACTATCATTTTGCATACGAAACTGTCTATCGATACTAATACCTCCACCTATACATAAAACGTTTAAATTACAAACATTAATAATATCATAATCTGAAACACATTTTACATATTTAGTATCAATTAGTTTTTGTTCAAAATAGGACGGATCATCGTGATTACCTCTAATCCAAATGAATATATCATTATACTTTTTAAGTACCTTATGTAATTCTGGAATTACATGATCCGTATAATGTTTTAAACTTTCAAACCCAACTCCAATATCTCCGCAGAAAATAAAAACTGAATCTTTAACTTTATATTGTCGAATATGATAAGTAACTATATCCCAAGATCCATGAACATCTCCAACAAAGTATAAGTCTTTAATTGTATCTGGAAGTTGAATTAACATAGATTTAACTATTAATCAGTATCGCCTTTATAAGCGTTCATAATAGACTTTTCCTTACGAAGCCAAGAACCTTCTGATTCTGCAATATCTCTAACTGTACGACTGATTGATTCCTCTTCACGCTGTTCCTCAACTAAACGACCAGTAGTTTCATCGTGTCCAAGTAACCAGTTAAACGTTGCCCAATCGCATTCAGCAGCAGCTTGATCAACTATTTCATAAATCATTTGAGTAGTTTCAATTTCAAGATCAACAGTCATCTTGAACGGATCAACCATATCCACTATCTTTTTATCAAATTGATCAATAGTAGGATAAATATATTCTGCATCATTTTCATTTAAATACTTACGAATCCAACTATGATGCAAATATTCTTCATCGGCTCTTAATTTAAAATACTCTTCGAGAACTACAAATCCACGAACTCCAAAATAATTAGCAAAATTCATGTATATATTATGATTTTGTAATTCATGTTTAAGCTGTCGAAGTAATAACTCTTGAATTTCTTTACTTAATGTACATTCTCTCCTACTAATATCTTTAGGTCCAGTAGGGTCCTTTGCAGTTTCTTTAACTACCATAATTATAATGGTTAAAAATACAAAGCATTTCTGCTATCTCTAATAAATATGAATTTTATAACTAGTCTTATGAAAATTAAAATTAAATTGATTTTCCAATAACCAATAAACATCAGAAGATATAAGAAACTCATGTTCGTTTACAACAAAACGAATATCAAAATTATCATCAGTAGTCAAATATCGAACAATATCCTCTTCGTTAAAATAGATAATATTTATACCTCCAAATAAAATTCCTAATTCTTCTAGTTCTACTGTAATTTCTCCTGATTTAGAGAGATCTAATATATTTAAATATCGGTCAACTTTTTCAGTAAGATTAATAGGATCTCCAAGTTCATGATCAATACAAGGATACCAATGATTTCCAATTTTTCTTAATTTAAAACTTTTCATCTTCTGTTAATTCTAAACATTCTGCAGCATGTTGTGCATATAAATCTGCAAGTTCATTAAATTCATTGTTATTATGTCCTTTTACTCAGACAAATGTAACTTTATGAAACTGAATTAACTTGTAGATTTCAGTTCATAAATCCATATTTTTCTTTGAATCGTCTTTTTCTTCGATTCATCTAGCCACATGGCCATTATTTATACTACTAACTACATAACTTGAATCTGAATAGATTTCAAGAACTTGAGGAGTTTTAAAATATTTTAAAGCTTCTAAAACTCCTTTTAGTTCTTGTCTATTATTAGTAGTATTTTTAAAACCTTGATAAAGAATTTTAATTACTTTTCCATCTTCAGTTATAACTGAAGAATATCCACCTTGATTTAATGTTGGTTTATAACTACCATCTGTATATACTCTAATCATGAGAATTTATATACTTTGTTACATGCTTATAGACTCATTCTAAAGTATAACAAAATACTTCTTCATCGTTATCTGATCATCCTATTATCTCTTTTAAAGCAAATACAGCATGAGTACATTCATGTAAAGCAATATATGGATCGTTATTGGTTAATCCAATAACAATTAATCCGTTAGGTAGTATACAAGTAATACCATCTGTTAGATTAGATTGGTACTCAAGATGCACAGAATACATATCTTCTAAATAAGATGTGATCTTACTTATATCTTCATCCTGAATAACTAAAATATCTTTATCAAAAATTGGAATATTAACTTCTCACTTCTTCAATTTCTTCTATAATTTCACAATCGTCAAATTCATAAGACCTAATTGTGCCATCAAAATAGGCATCGTGTTTAGCTAGTAAGTCTTCGAAATCTTTTAAGAAGTCTTGTTCTTTTTCCAAAGAAAGGGTTACCTTCCCTTTAAATGCTAGATCTAGGATTTTCATCAGCAGCCTGCATATAACGGTTATACTTCCGATAAAGTAATTCCTCTTCTTTATTAGTACCAACCTCTATAACCAAACGCCTAAAATCTGCAAAAGTTCCATCAAAATCTTTTACTTCAAAGAAAGGTTCAGTTTCTGCTCTCTTTTCAGCAATTTCTCGACCAATCTTTTTAACAAAAGGATCGGCAGGAACACATGTTGCAAGACCAAACTTAATAGTTTTAGCTTCCTCATCGTATATTGCAGCAATTGTATATCGCTCACTCATACGAGTTTTTTGCTGAGGTACTGCTACAGTTTCTCGAATTGGCACAATTGCTACTTCAAGAAAGGAAAGAGGTCTAGTGTAATAAAATTTAACTACTTTACTCATATCTTTTTATTTTTAAATTATCTATAATTTTCTATTTAAATAAGAACTAAAATCTTGTTTAATAGGAACATAATCTTCATTTCCAAATAATGAGGATGTAAGAATCATGTCCGCAGTAGTTCTATTTGTTGCAAAAGCAATATTATATAACGATGCTAAACGAGTTAATGCAGATATATCAGTTTGGTGTCCTTGAGTAATAAGATTATCACAAAAGAAAATTAATACATCAATTTGTCCTTGAGCAATCATAGCTCCTATCATCTGATCTCCTCCTAAAGGACCAGAAAGTACAGAAGTAACGTATAAATGATCACTATAATAAACTATTTTTTGTCCTGGAAATGTTTCTTCTAAATCATTTACTAATATTTCGCTTAATAATTTACCTGTAGTTCCAGTTGCTATTAAATTATGTGGATATAATGTTTTTCCATTAAACCTAACCCAATCAACTAATTCTTGTTTTCTAGCATCGTGTGCAACTAATGCTATATTTAATTTTCTCATTTATTAATAGTTTTTGAAGCTATTTCAGCTAGATCTTTAGTTAAAACTTTAACAATTATATCCTTTTTACCATATCTTTGATAGTAAGTATATAATTCTTTAGTATTTTTAACTGCAGTATCTGTTACTTTTGAATTAATTAAATCAATTAACTTACGTCTTTTTACTAAAAGCCATTCTTTATCTGTCTCAAAAGCAATATAATCTGCCTTTCCATACACCCAGCCTGGATTTCCTCTAACGTTACTAATTTCAATCCAATGAATATTACTATCTGTATTACTATCTGATCGATTACTCTTTTTTAAGCTTTTAACATCAAAAGAAAATGTTTTATTGTCTTTAGTTCAGAAAAGATCTATATGGTCTTTAATATCTGTACTTCTATCAGAATGTGAAATGACCCCACCATTCCTAAGAACTAATAAATTAGCAAATTCTTGCTCTTTTTCAGCTCCTGCTTTTAAGAAAGATTGATGATTAAAACTATTGCTCATGACAAAATTTTTTAGCTGCTTCAATAGATTCAAAAACCTGATCTTCACGAATAGATTTTTGTAAACCATCTAAGCGATAATAAATACTCTGAGAACTAAGATGTTGATGAATCCGAATAGAAGTTACAGTAAAAGGATTCAAATTAGGTACACTCGCATTTACAAAATCTCCATCTTTAAATTTTAACTTTGTTTTACAAAGATATACCTGCTGTCCTATTTCATATTTTGTGTTGACCGTAATTTGCATATTCTTTGATCATATTTACGTATTTTACTTTTCTGTTTTCGAATAAGTTTTTCTAGTTCAGTAATACTTTTAACTGAGTATTGCTCTAAATTGTCAGCTATTAAACTTACATATATATTGCGAGCCATATGATTATTTTTATCAATATTCTTTATTACAGTAAGATAAGAATAAATATTAGTAGCTTCACCTTGCATTATTCTTAGCTCTTTTCTAGCTCTTCGAATTTTAATTGAAAGAGATTTTTCAGACATTTTATAATATTTTTAAATATTCTTTAGAGATTTTTATATAACCATACTTAGTTTTAACTAGACAATTATCTGTAAATTCAATTATATTAACTCTTTGATTAACTTGAAATGCAATCATTCCATCATCATCAATATAATCTATTAATGCAATAGCTTTCTTTTTCATTACTTTAGAAAAATTCTATATCTTAAAAGATTTAGCGCAGTATCTTTATCTACAATACGATCAAAGGTAAAATCAAAAATATTACGATCTTTTTGTAAATAAGTTATTCTTCGATTAGGATATATAAAATAATATCCAACTGAATTATCCGTGCCCTCTTCAATAATAACTCTCTGACTATTACTCCAACAAGCTCCTACTCCAAATAAATCTTCCTGGAGTTTACCTTTTTCTTCTAAAGTTAATTTACAGATATCTATTACAAATAATATATTTAAAGAAACATCTCTTGGAAGTGCAGCTTTCATATTAGTCTATAATTTCAACAAATCTTTGTTGTTTTGTTTTAACATAAGGGTTTTCATCAACTACTAAAACCTCTACTACAGTTTGTTTCTTAGTAAACCATCTAGGTAAAAACCATTTACGAGGTTTAATAGGTTCTCGATGAGAACTTAAAGTAATAAACTTTTCATTTTCATACTCATTACTTAGAGCAATTGTACCAGGATATTGTAAATGTAAACAGCTCTTATTCCAACGATCAATAATACATGTATCAAGAACAAAATTAGGATCTTTAAATACAGTATCTCTAAGAATTAAAGTATCTCTTTTAGAATAATGTTCTAATTGATACTGTAAAGACTTAATTTTTTTATCTTTAATACCATTATCATTAGCTATTTTTTTCATAGCTAACATAAGTGAATCATTATAATAATCTAATTGTTCAATAGTTAATTTAAATACTCGATTACTTTCTTTTAAACCAGAATTTTCTGTAGCATAAGCCTTTTCGTTATTAACTGAATTATCTAATGCAATATTTAAATTATGAATTCTTTGTCCCATGAAAAATATTGTTAAACCTAAAACAGCTAATATCCCAATTTTTATTAAAATTGATTTCATTTTACTTTTTATCTATAAAATATTCTATAATTGCCAAACTATCCAAAGCAACTAATGTTCCTAAAATTAATACTCCAATTACCATAATATTCTTCGTTTTAAAAATAAAGGCACCTAGATTACTCTAGATGCCTATGATTTTAATCTAAAACTTTTCATTTATATTTTATATATAAATGTTTGATTATTAATTAGTTACGCACGAGCTCTCCGATTCGAACAGAGACCGTAGGGTTTGGAGCCCTACAATACGGTTTTGCTTACCACTATAGTTTTCACTACCAGTTTTACTGTTTGTGGTCTGGACTATATCAGCTTGATATACAAGTGTGGCATTTAGTCTCTACACATTTATAGAGTAAAGTAGGATACATAGAGAAGTGTACGGCTTTAATTTTCGACCTACTAAGCACTCCGCCTATTTTACACGGCATAGACAGCCTATGTTCTCTACTGTATTTTACTCTAATTTAGCTCGGTATTATCAGCTATCCATATTTCGGGACCTTAGACTTTCTTAGAAAGCTGATTCGCATGATTTTTATCATCTTATTTCGCTTTTACCGAATTTGCCACAATTTTCACGCCAAGCGTGCTCCAATTCGAAGACCGCTGTGCTACCATTACACCAAGCTCGCAAAAATTACTACCTTTAGTTATACAGCAAAGGTAGTAAAAAATCTGAAAATATACAAATTAAACATCTACTCTTTTAAGTTTAGATATTAACGTATTCATAACGTATCCAGATAAGTCACTTGGAAAAGTATTCATATCTGTCATGACAACATAATGATTAAACATATCCTGAGGTCGGAAGTGGCTTTCAATAGCAATTTGACAAACTAGAGTATCTCCATTTGATTCAATTCTATTTACTACCTTTTTAACTTCCTCTACAGCAGGTTGTCCTCTTAAACCATATGCATTAGGTGCTCCATCAGAAATTACAAACATTAAAAGTGGTTTCGAAGTTTGCTTTCTAACCATTTTATATGTCTCTTCAATAGCAACAGAGTCTTTGTTATTAGAATAACTTTCAACTTTACCTAAAGCATAACGGTTCCTATTCCAGTGATCACGATATACATTAATAGTAACTTCTCCTGTATGTCGATTATCTGCAGTATGACCATAAACATAAAAGTCACATTGCTTTAAACGTAAAAATACCTCATTAAGTAATATTGCACATTTTCTTGCAGATGCGATATTAGTTCCGCTCATAGAACCACTCTCATCAATCAATACACAAACATCTAAACTAGGAGTAGTACGTTTAAACTTATTTGAATAGACAGTTTCTACTGCTTGATAAGCTTCAGCTAATTTATTAGTATCTAGCACACCTCTTCGCATTCCTGTTAAACGATATTCCTGTTCAACAAAGAATTTGCTAAAAGTATTAACTAAACCATTAATATGTTGTTTTACTGTATCAAAATCCGCTTTATAACGTCTTTCGTAATCTTCTTGTTTTACAATAAAAACATCATCTTTTATTTGCTTATACTCATCAGCAATTTCTTTAGAATCCCACTCATCTTTAATTTCATTACTATTTAAAGAAGTATTAGAAGTAATTAAACGTCGCATTTGTTCAGCTAATTTCTCAGCTGCCTGTTTTATTTCTTCTTGAGTATATACTTTAATAGGTTCTTGTTTCTTTTTGCCCGCAGATCCCTCATCAGAACCACTTTTGGGAGAACTTTGTGTTTTACTATTCTTATCTGATCCTTCATTATCTTTAGAATCTTGTTTTTGAGAAGACTGTTTAGAATTTTGAGGGTCAGAACTTCCGTCTGATCCTTCTTGGCCTTCACCTGAATCAGACTGTCCTTCACTAGAATCAGATTGATCTTGTTCTTCATCTCCTTCTTGTTGTTCTTCAGGCGGAGGAGGTGGGAACTTAAAGTAATCTAGTAATAGCTTATAAATTTTTTCTGCTTTATCATAAGCTTCTTTAGAATTATTTCCAAAGTCACAAAGAACTTTCTTAATTTTATCAAACAAAACCTGATGTCGATAAATAACCTTAGTATCTACTCTTGCAGGATATCTTACAATATATAAAATGTTTTGTAATACATCCATTAAATCATCCTGTTTTTCAGCTTTTTTATATAACAAATCAAAATAATAATATTTTGCTTGCCCAATAAAATTAGCATACCCAGGATAATTTTGTGTAGTATTGTATTCAATTCGTTCATCTTCAATAGTATTGAACAGATTAAAAAGGAACTTATTAGGTCTATTTTTACGAATTTCTGCCATATCTGTATATAATATGTGAGAAAATTCATGAATAGTTGTACCTAAGAATACATCTAATTTAACATTATTATCGATTTTATTATCATCATATACTTTAGTAGAAACAATAACTGTTTTTCCATCTGTACATGAAGTTTCTGCGTCTACATTTAACTGTATTCGAATACTTCTTGGGATATCCATAATATCCCTAATGTCACACGCGTGGCGATAGGAATCTCTTAAAAGTTTTCTTTTATTCAAATCAGGTGCAAAGAAAGAAGAATACGATCCACTTACTTTAGTATCCCATCCTAAACGAGTAGATCCTTTATAAGTAGATGTATAATTCTTACCTTTACGCCCAAACCAGTCAGTAAATGACATATTATTTACTCATTAATAATTTTCGTACTAATTCTCGAGACTCTTTACTATCACATAATGGAATTAATACATAATTTAATGCATCTAATGTTGACCATCCATCATGAATTAATTCTGCAATCATTAAAGTTTCTCGAGTTGATACTGTTGTTGCAGCCTCTGCATTTTCTGCCATCCTACGAAGTTTAGCAGCAATAGAAGTAATCATATCAGCATCCTGTTTCTCAATATCACATCTCTTCATGAGAACTCGAGCTTCAATGTCTGCAGGAAGATATGTAAATTCAATTGGAAAGAAACGATTCTTTAATGCTTTATCAAGAGTTGAAGTACCAGTATATTCAATACCAATATTACAAGTTGATATAAAACATACTTCAGGATGAATAGGGATTTCACGAATATCCTTAGAACCTGCAATTTCTACAGGTAAAGTTCTACGATGGTCAAGAACAGGGAATAAAATATTCAGAGCTGTTGCAGGGCAACGTGATAACTCATCAAGTACAATAACTCCAGGTTTCTGAACATCCTGAGTAAACTTAGCATAGTCAAAAATAGACTTTCCATCATCAAGACGGTGAACACCAAGTAAATCAGATATAGGATCATGCATAGCACCCATATCATAAATAGTACAAGGAATTCCTAACTGCTTACAAATTAATTCTACTACTTGTGTTTTACCAGATCCAGTAGGACCAGTTAGCATTGTATTTACACGTTTATAAATATTTCGAGTAAGTAGATAGAAAGTTTCATCCTTAATATAGAAACCATCCTTATCAATAGACATAGGAACTATATCAGGATTACTCTTAATCTGATACAAGACTTTTGATTTTAGCTTAGCTTCTTCCTCTTCTATTTCTTCAGGAGTCTTATCCCTATTTTTAAGGTATTTTTGATATCCAGAATCTGTTTTAGGATCATCTGCTATTGAATATACGTCTCCAGAATAAGAATAATACTTTTGTGTTGATGCAAAATTTAGCTGTTTAGCATATAATCCAACTATACAATCAAAAGGATGTTGTACCCTATCAATTGTATACTGAGAAATAGATACAGCTAATTCATAAACAGGAGTTTTGTCAGGAAAATACTGCTTAGGCAATATTTGCCAAGTTCTTCGAGATCTAGTTTCAGTTAATTTACAATAAATTATCTCTGCCATTACTTATAATATGATAAATATTCAGAAGGACTAACAATACGATATTCTGTATTTTTAAAATCATTAAGTGTAAAAGAGTTTGTATAACTCATCATTGATCGAAGATAATGAACAAAATTCTCACACCATCCACTTAAAGAATACAAAATAGGTACTGTAACTTCTATTCCTTCTGCTGTTTTTAATTTTTGACTTCCAGTTTCTACTTGAGCTTTTTTAGTAGACATCCCATAATAAACTCGGTCTCGAGCAATATACTCTCCTCGTACCCAATGTTCTATTACTTTACCACAAGCTTCTTCTGCTTGAGCAAAGATTTTGCCTACCATTACATAATCTGCACCTAATGCTAACGCTTTAATAATCTTATCATAATTATCAAATCCTCCATCAGCTACAATAAATGGCAAAGACTCATATTTATGGGAAATACGCATAGCTTCTGCATCTTTAATTGCTTTTTCTATCTCCCACTTACGATCTACAACCTCTTTAATTAAAGAAGCCATAGCATAATGAACTCCTCCATTTGCAGAAGTAGTACATACTGATCCACCACCAATTCCAACACGTACAAAATCAATACCAGCTAAGGCATAATCTATATAAGTATCAGGATTTGCAATATTGCCTGCCATTAGTATAACATGACCTCCATATTTCTGTTTTACAGATTTACAAAGATCAATAAGCTTACGCATATGACCATTAGCAATATCTACGCATATATAAAATATTTCTTCCTCCTTAATTTCACCTAATTCTAGACCTGCAAATGTTTCAAATTCAGATAAACTTAAGGCCACAAAAGTTTTTGACATTAACTCATATCTAGTAGATAAATCTACTGAACGAGGAATTATAGTATTTATTTTATTATCCATAAATACCTGATAATTGCTCTCGTTAATTACTGAACTCATAGGAGCAGTAAACAACGGGAGCATATTATCAGCATTATATGGATTACATTGTTCACGATGTTCAATATCACTAATCCTAGCAGGTACTAAACAAATATCGTTCAATCCATATGTCATCTTTTAATCTTTTTTAGATTGTTTCTTTTCACGTTTTTCAGGGTCTTTAAACTTTTTTACCTTTTTACGATTAGGCTTAAAAGTTTCCTCTTCTTTACTAAATGTCTTACCAACTTGATAATCCCGAATAAACTTACCCATACTTATAAAAACAAAAAGAGGGAATTAATCCCTCTTATTCAATGACTAACGAACCAGGAGCAAGCCCTAATTCCTTTTCAATCTCGGTTATTGTTTTAGTAACTTTAGGTTTGCGAACTTTACGTTCCCAAGCTACTTCCATATTACTTACATCCTTTAGATTGTAATATTTACTTGTAGGCTTAAGAATACGTACAACTCTATAAGGACGATCTTCAGTAATATTATTAATATATCCTGAAGCAGCTAAATTACTTCCTGAAAAGTGCATTACTGTACCATTACTAAGTACAATTCCATACCGAATCATACCTGCATTTTCAAACTGAACGATTCGTCCAGGTACCAACTCTTTATGGAAGTTAGACTCTTTATCTTCAGATTTTTCCTCTGCAGCGTTTTCTTCTTCCTGTTCTCGTTCTTCTTTAGCTTCCATAATACACTTAGCCAAAATCTCTTTAGGAATATGCCGACTAAAAACCTGCATTAAAGGATGTTCAAAAATAGTTTTAAGATCGATCTCCTCTTTATCTTCTTCAGACTTATCGGTTTCCTCATCTTCGTCTTCCTTAAGAAATTCAAGAGCATGTGATAAATCATTAGTTGTATAGATTTTAGCATGATCTTCAACAAATTTATCAATTTCTTTTCGACCTTTAACATAGAAGAATGTTTTATCCTCCTTATCAATTAAAATTGAGAATTCTCCAAATGCAATAGGAAAAATAGGTGAGTTTCCAGCTTTGTAATCTAGACTTCCAAGAGCCAGAGCCAAAATAGGCATGTTTTCGGTTTTTACTAATAAATAACGCATTATATTAAATTTTATTTTTCTGTAGTTTTACAAACTTCTGTAATTTCATATACAGAATTTCTTGTTTTAAAACAATTTTTGCTAACAATTTCTACAACAGGAGATGTAGAGAATCCAAGTCCTAGATATACTCTATGTCCTTTTGTAATAGGTTCAATTAGCCTACCTATTTTTTCATATCCAGTATTAATTCCATTAGGATGATGTCCTGGAACATAACTACAAGTATCATTATCTGATAACTTAGTAATTTTAACGGTTTCTCCACGTTTGTAAGTAATTTTATCATAATAAATCTCTCTTACCTTTTGGAGTATTTCGTCTCGATGATCATCCTTATCGTAGATTGAACCTTCACAATCACATTGTTTTAGTAGAATTAAAAGTTCTACATTTACTTCATTAAGATTATTAGCTAGTTTTAGTATAGCTTTTTCAGGATTTGTCTGTTCAAGAATATACATAGGCTGCATATGCCAGCGAACTAATGAAATAATTGCTGTATGTAAATGTTTATCTACTTCTAACTTAACTAATAAATCTTTTGCAATTTCTGCACTTTTAATTGCATGGTTACTTGCATGATATAGGCCATCTTCTCCTTTCTTTGTTGTAAAAGCTTTGCCAACATCATGCAATAAAGCAGCATATACTAAAATTTCTCTAATTTCAGGTGATGCTAAATAATCAATAGTTTCATTTGAAATATGATCTAATGCACTTTGTACAACCATACAAGTATGTACAAAAGCATTACCCTCTTTGTGCCATATTTCATTTTGAGGTATTCGTTTTAGTTTTTCTATTTCAGGGATTAAATCTAATTTTTCCCAATGAAATGTGTTTTCAGTTGAATCGTATAATTTCATATATAATAATTTATGCACCTTCGTTTTCATCAAATTCAAGTCTGTAATAATTTTTATGAGAACATATTACAGTTCCTGTTTGTTTTTCAAGATCTACTCCAATCAAACCTATAAAATTATTACATTCTCTACACATGCCTGAACAAATATGTGGTTTAAGACCATCGCGAATAGCATGTTTTATACTTTCTCTTTCAAAATTGTCTATAGAACAAATATTACATTCTATAAATTTTTTTGTAAAATCTGTAGGAAAGTATTTCTGAACTTTATATAATATCATAGTTATATTTATTTAGTATAGGAGGCGGGAGTCGAACCCGCAATGAGCATTGCAGCTCGCCAGATTAGAAGTCTGGTCCATTATCCATTCTGGTCACTCCTACTTTTATAGTATCTATAATAATATCTGTCTCCGTTTTTATTTTTAGATTTGTAAGTATCCAACTGAGAATCGCAATTAGGACATATACATCTTAAATTATCTCTTTTATTATTAGAAGCATGACCGTCAATATGATCTAAAATAAAAACTAACTCTTTCCCATTTCAACTGGGTTCCATCCCACAAATGGCACATTTATTATTCTGTTCCTCTAATATATACTTCTTAGATGATCTAGGGTTATAATTAGCTCTCATAATAGAAGGATCTCCATTAAGAATTAATTCATATCTTTTCTTAGATTGATACTCTTGTTGACATTTACTACTACAATAAATTCCGCTATGAGATAAATATAATATAAATTCTTTTCCACAGTTCTTACAGATACCTTTTTTAGCAGTTCCTCTTCTAAAAGTTTCGCATGGATTTACTGCTCTTCTAGAAGGAACAATTATATTTAAACGTTGTGCTACTTTTCTAATATTGCTACCACTACATTTATACTTACGACCTACTTCTTCAAAACTTAATTTTTCATCAATAAGGAACTTAATTAAATTTTCTTTTTCTAATTTTCAACTTATCATATATTTTATATTTAAAATTTTCGTACACAAAGATACAAAAATTTTATCAAAAATACAAAGTTCGAATCAAAAATTAATTTCTATCCCTTGAACTACGGGAGCAAGATTATTTAAATATAATCATAAATTCTTGCTAGAATTGCCATAACTGCTTCTTCAATAGTTAATTCTGTAGGAGCTACTGTACATAATGTGTACGGAGGCATCCAAGCTCTCGCACTATATCCAATAGGGAAAGTTCCTTCTTTATTCCAACACACTCTTGTCTCAATAAATATTTGTTTTTCTATAGCTAACCATTCTTGAAGTTTTATTACATCTTCAGGCCCGTTATAGCCTTTAAGACTCATTAATTTATACATTTTAGACATGTGTAATTAAATATTCATATGCTTGATTAATTTCAATAAACTTTTCCTTAGAGCCTCCTTTATCAGGATGATACTGAAAACACAACTTACGATAAGCAGTTTTGATAATAGTCTTATCTTTAGTAATATTAATTCCAAGTATTCTATAATACTCATTTATATTAGGTTGTTTTTGAGATTGATAATTCTCTCTACTTTTTCTTCGATAGTCTTCCTGTTTACGTTTATATTTAAAATATCCTTGATAAAAAGTTACATAAAATTCTGCAGATTTATAGTAAAAGCAAAAAGAATTAGACCATTCAGGTTTTATAAATTTTTGACAATATTCTTGAAACCATGTAAATTTATCTTCTTTAGAATAATATACAGAAATCTTATTAAAGGTCCTACGAATACTACGATAAAATCTATCATTATCAATAACACTAGAAGGAAGCTGCATAACCTTAATCATGTATTGTAAAACAATTTCGTCATGATTTCTTTTAGAACTTAAATTACCAAAAATTAAATCAATAGCATTATCAAAATCAATAATAGTTATCAAAGAGCCATATGATTTCATTACTTTTGTATAAGAATCTATATGGAAGAAATTTGCTTTTAGTAAGTTTACTCCTAAAGCTTTACAAATAATAATCAGAGCTTCATCATATTTATCTAACTTTACTTTATATAAGTTTTTAGTTAGAATATTTCTATTGTTAAACATCTTTTTAATAAACTTAAACATATCTATAAAATAGAAAATGCCTCCAAGATAGGAAGCTATTAGAGTGCCCTCGACAGGATTTGAACCTGCACCCTACTATTACTTCAGACCGCTTTCTAAGAGCGGCATGTCTGCCAGTTCCATCACGAGGGCAAATAGAGAGTAAATCTCTCTATTATTCTTCTAAAAATTCAGGATCTCCAATCTGAGAAGTTACTGTAGGAGATAGATTTTGAACTTCATATTCGATAATTTGATCTTTAATATCTTTTCCAGAATAATTATCTTGAATTAGAAACACGATATGTTCTACTTGTGATTGAGATAAAGTTCCACTATACTTAATAGTTTCTGCATCATCACTTCTAACTAAGATATCACAATGCCTAGAATCAGAATTTAACCAATTCTTATTCGAAGAATTAACTTCTTCAGTGTAATCCACATTTACTTGTACTACTTTCATATTATATTTTTCTTAAAATGCATTTGAAGTGTGTTGTATCCTTTAATAGGATATTAAAATCTTTAAGAATTCCTTGCTGAGTTTGAGGCATAATAAATTCGTAAAAATAATCAATAACATAGTTATTAGGAACTTTTGATAAAAACTCTTCGATAGTTATTGGAAAATAATTTTCTCTAACTTCTCTAGCCCAATTTTCAACCCATTTATATTTCATAAGGAAATGAACTAGATTTTTATTGTTACTAATATTTCCCCAAATAGATTGAAACTCAGCTAAATGTGTGGGATTAGCATTATGTAAAACTCTAGAAACATCATTAATATCAGACATTCTATCAATTGATTTTCGAGGAGTTAAATCTCGAATAGCAATATATCTAAAGTTTTCATTAAAAACTTGTCTCCAAAATTCATTTACACTTTGATTATCACCGTAACTATAAACTTCATGAATAACAGAAGAAAGTATTAAAGTAGCATTATCTAACTTTAAGGATATAACGTTTTCAAAATTATTATATAAAGAAACATTACATCCTTCAAGATTCTTTTCTGCAACTTGAAGCATTTCAGGAGATATATCATATCCAATTAGTTTCTTATCAGGAAACATCTCATGAATATGTTTTAATAAAGATCCATCAGCACATCCAAAATCAATGAACGTATCCGAATCTACAAAAGATAGAAAATATGCTTTATCTAAAAGTGATTTTCGCATATTATCATTATATACCTTTAAATTTGCTATTTCCATTCTATAGGTTCTAAGTATATTCTATAACAAATAATTTTATAAGCGTCTTGCTCTCCGTTATCTGCGCAACCATGATTACCATAATGTGGGTCTATAGTCTTATTACGACAATAACCATCCCTACAGATCTGATAAATCGAACATATACGTTCACAAGTATGACGAACGCTTGTATTATCTACTCCTACTCTCTGTAAATATAAATTGTATTCTGATATATAACAAATTTGATGTTTATTAATTATTAGTTTACTCATGTTATTTTAAATTTGCGGAGAGTACTAGATTCGAACTAGTGGCACCCTTTTGAGGTACGTCGTCTTAGCAGGACGATGGGTTAAGCCAACTCCCCCAACTCTCCAAAATAAGTTCTAATATAGAACTTATTATAAATCCATTATTTTTAAGATTACCTTAATGAAAGACTCTATATTTGAATGAGAAGTATTAAGCTCATCAAACTCTTTCTTATGTTCTAATACACCTATCATAAAATAGTCAAACATACTACCAGTAACAACTCTTAATGCCTCTTCACTCAAGAGATTTCTTAAAGGAGTATCTCGAGTAAGATGAATAGTACTAAAGTCTAAACTACTTGCATAACGAGAGATATTAATACATAAAGAAGTTAGAACAATATTTTCAGGATCTGCATACCTTTTTACTAAGTCTTCAGTTAAAACTAGTGGAAGTAAAGTTCCGTCACAAAATTTTACAAGCGAAAATAATGTAAAAGGGACACAAAACATATTTCCACTATCTGGTTCTCTATAAATTTGATTAGGAAGTGGAAAATAAGCTAACCCTTGAGGGCTTAAACAGCCTGAAAATACAAACTTGTTAATTTTTTTACTATAATCAAGCTCTAAGTAAACATACTTATACTTATCATGATTAGTTTCATACCAACCACTTTTAGCTAAAGTGTTTATGTCTGTCATTTTGTATATATTGTTTTAAAAGTATAATTCTTTCAATTATTTTGTTGTGATTAAATGCCCATTTATAGTTGTTTAATTTTCTTATATCAATCCATTTAACCTCTTCAACTTCATTATCTTCGCCTCCAATAGGTTTAACTTGAGAAAGTAATTTATAAGGTACTAAAGCAGTATATCTAAGAGTAATATTTTGCTTATTAGCCTTTGGACTTGTTTCAACCTCTACAAATTTAGGAACTTCAGGAGTAATTACATATCCTGTTTCTTCCATAATTTCTCTGCAAACGGCATCTTCTCCAGTTTCATCAAAGTCTATATAACCACAAGGACAATTCCAATATCCTTGAAAATCAGGAGTTCCAGTACCACGTTTATTTGCTAAAATACATAAGTTTCCAAATTTATCTCTAGAAAATAGAAACATAGCAACTGCACAAGACCTCGAAATCCAGTATTTTTGATTATCTTCTTTTGAAGTTACTTGAAAATTTTTCATTATTTGCAATTTTTATTATTTTGTGCCCCCGTGAGGATTCGAACCTCATTAGTCTGAGACGCGAAATTTACAGTTTCGTGCAGATCTCCAACTCTGCTGCGTGGGCGTACCTTTTTAATTCCAGTTGCCTTTAATATGAGTCTCTTTAAGAGGTGGAATTAGTAAATAAAGTCCATATTTTAAAAGTCTAATATCCCAAGGATATAAAGAAATTACAAATGTACCTTTACGCTCTGTTGATTTAAAGTACCAACGTAATCCCTCTCTATGACTATAAACAACATGTTGAATAAAATTTTTCATAATTTTTAAACAAAGAAAGAATATTCTCTCTACCAACAGGATTTGCAGATTGACTTGCAAATTGTGGAAGAATATATCCTTCATCTATACATTTATCCACAATATACTTAGCTATATCATATCCAGATTTCTCTTCCCCTAAATCATGATCTAGACAAATTGCATCAGGCCATTCTTTCTCAAGAAAATCAATCGCTTCTTGGTAAGATTGAGCCCATATTACTTTACAATTCCTCCCAATTGGACTGAAATTCATCCAATCATCTTCCATTGGATTACGAGCATCATCTACCCAAAGAAGTGTTTTCATTTTTATTAATCCGCTAAGTTCATTGCTTTTACAATTGCCGCTCCTAAGCATTCCCGATAATTATAGTATCTTTCAGAAGAAGCATAACACGGCTCTGTATCTCGCCTATTAATTCTATAAATAGAGTATGCATATCCATTAGGATGCCATCCGATTTCTACATGTAAAGACTCTTTATCTCTTAGTTCATCCAGAATATCATGTAAACCTGTATTTTTCATAATTATATAATATTTAATGCTCTTATAATTCCAGCTTCTAAACAATCTAGATAACTAGTATATACTTCAGAGAAAGTATCATATGGTTCATCCTCTTGAGAATCAATTTTATAAATAACAAACATCCAACCATGAGGATACCATTGTATCTCTACATGTAGGAATTTTTTCTCCCGCAGCCAATCCAAAATATCATATAAACTAGAAGAGTTATTATATAATGGAATCTTTTTATTAGCTAACTTTTTAATTTGGTAATTAATCATTTTATAATTCTTTAGTTTTTCCACAACTAATACACTTACTATATGCAGTACAAGCTAAATTGACCATTCCAAGGGAAAGTAAACTTGAAAAGATTCTTGCTACACCAGAAGCTCCATATGCATCCTCCGTCCAAATTATATGAACTGTTTCTTTGTCACATTCTGGGCAATATGTTTTAATAGTCTTCATTTAGATTACAATGACATTTAGGATTATGAACAACTGCTACACCATGACCTTTAGTAAAACTAATATAATCATGTCCTTCAAACTTAAATTTATGTGCAGTACCAATATAGTATCCATCTTCAGATCTTATAGTTTCTGACTTAGGATCAATTACAGCATTACAACTAACTGTAATTAAACAAATTAGACAAAGTAAAAATTTCATATTTTTATTTCTTAAACCAGTTAATTATTTTATCAACTGAATCTTTAACTACATTTCGATAAAAACATAAATTAAAAAGTTTGAAACACTCTTTAAAGGTATTAGGATTTGAAGGATATCTGTACCAAAGTTCAGGTTTACTTGCATTTTCTATAGTTATATCAAGTTTAGCATTGCATCTAACAGATTCTGTATTAACTTCTTTTAAAAACTTATAGAAAATTTGTTTATCTTCTGTAGAACCAAAAGTATTAAGATGATCTATAAAAGCGCCTACTTTGACAAGTCTTATCTTAAGACTTTCATAATACATAACTGTTATTAGTTCATATAAAGCTATGAATATTATAATAAATACAATTAACATTATTGTAAGGATTTAATAATTTCTACTGCAACTTTGCCATCATATCTTCCTTTATATTCTTCTGAAAGATATTTCATAATTTTTGACATATTGTTACCTGCAGTTAATTGTGAACCAATAAGTGCAGTTAATTCCTCCTTAGTAAGAGGTTGAGGTAAATAACTCTCAAGGAAAGCATTTTCTTCGTTTAGGGTATTAAGTTGATCAACTCTATCCACCGAACATTCACTAATAGTCTGTTTATTATCTTTATACATTTTCTGTATAACATCCATAACCTGACTACAAGAAGGATCTTTACTAATCTGTTCACACTCTCCAATGATAGTATTTAACAAATTATAAATTACCTTATTATCTCGCTTAATCTGCTTAAGCTCTTTTAATTTCTTTAATGTCACCATATTTTTTAATTCTTGCAATATTATTAATTCCAGCCATATGATGGTTACAACAATCCACTGAAAATTTTTCAGTAATACCCTCTATGTAATAACTCCATGCAGGACCAATTACAATAGCATTTCTATTACTTTGATCAACAAATATAAATATTTGAGCATCTGTAGATGCTTGTCCATCTAATCTACAGGTTGTATCAGAAAAAGTTTGAGTAAAGGAAATAACGCTGTCATATTGAAACGATGCCCATTTATATTCTTCTAATAGTTCTTTACAAAATTCTTTAAAAGTCATTATTTCATTAACTTACTGCCCCTTGGAGCACATTTTTCACAATAAGGACATATCCACCCTGTACTTAAATATTTAGCAGGTTTTCCACAACTTATACATGTATGATAAGAAATATCTTCATACTTATTAATTATAGTCTGTATTTCTTCTGGAGCTCCTGCATCATACCAACGAAGAGAACCATACTTCTCTTTAATCTGCATAATTCTATAATTATATAAATAATTATGCTTTTTAAGAGCTTGTTTTATTTCTTTACACATTTGAATGCCAAATGCTTTTCTCCAACCAATTGGCATACTATTAAGTTCTGTATAAGTTGGAATAAAACAAATTTTAGGAATTATATTTTCGTAAATATAGTTTAGAATAGTATAGATCTTGACACTTTTGGTATCAGCTACAAATTCTAACTTCTTATAACTAAATCCATAATTAGTATTAGTAACTTCCTTTTTATGTATATGATAATATAAAACAGGTATATTATTGAAGATTGATTTACTTACAGTAATTCCTGAAATCTTAAAATTATCACCCACATGCTTTTGTATATTAAAATCATAAGGTTCTTTCAATATATCACTATAAAATCTTAAAATAGTATTATTACGTATAAGCCTTGCTTTAAAATTGTATTTATCCTTGAAGATTACTTGCTTTGTAATAGTAGTACATTCTTGAGGATCTTTATAAAACTTATAAGCTAAACTGATATCATAATAAGACTTACTATAGTATTTGTATACTAAATTAGACATCCATCTTATATAAACTGTATGTTCATCTGAAAATCTATTTCTTGGATATAAGAATGGGAATCTTATACACAAATATATTGCATTAAAAATTTTAGATAAGGATTTCATGTTTTTAAAATTTATTAGAGTGGGTAATTACTTTTTATAACGATACTTTCTAGTACTATTTTTATTTCTGGAGCCAAAATGTTCTGTCATAGCATGATGATTAGGACATAAAACCTGAAGATTTTGCTCTTTATTATTAGTTGCATCTCCATCTATATGATGAATTTGCAAAATAGATAATCCAGTATAAGGATTAATAAAATTGCATCCACACCCTGGAATTTCACAAGTATAATTAGTCTTATCTAATAGATATTTTCTTATATGATTTGAAAGACCATCTGTACCAGACATTCCTGTTTCTTTCCCGTCTTTCCACCTTTGAATATACTCCTTATATTTAAATTCAACTTGACAAATAATACTACAATATTTATTTCTTGCAAAAATTTCCTTTCCACAATTTAAGCGTTTACTAGTTGCATTTTTGACATATTTACCACTAGTTATAGCACCTCTTTTTATATTTGTATAACTAGTTGCACAAGAGTGAGAACAGAAGTTATTTTCTCTTTGATTTCAAGGAATAGGTTTTTTACATTTTTTACACAATTTAGGATTTTTTACATAATCTGTTTTAGTAAATCGTGTAAAAACAGGAATTTTTAGTCCTTCCTTAACTCCTCAAACTCTTAAATATTTTCTATTATAAGTATTATCGTGAATTTCTAATTTTTTACAAATTTCATATAAACTTTTACTACTAATTCACGCAAGTTTAATTTGTCTATCTGAAAGTTCTTTAATAGTTTTCATCAATATTCATTATTCACTTTAGAGCGTCGTAAGAGATTCAAACTCTCCCCTTTAGATTGGAAGTCTAATATGCTATCACTAACACCAACGACGCAAACCATTAATATTTATTCTAGCATCATTTCTCTAACTCTTTGTTAATATACAGAAATAATATAAGAAATTTCTCTTCTATGAGGACTATGCCCCCAACGAGTAGCTTTATCTAATTTAAAGATAATATTCCACTTTACCTTTTCGCTCCAATTCAAAACACATTTCTTTGAATTTCAGTTTGAATAGATTCAGCACAAGCTTCTAATTTCTTTAAATCATTATTACATATTGATAACCAAAGTTTTCTTTCTTCTGTCATTTAGAACTAAGTTTTACTTTTCGCAAAGCAATTTCTTGACAATCCTGAATAAACATTGCAATTTTATCCTTATATTCCCATTCCCAATTATAATCTAAACGATCTATTTTAAAAAACAAGTAAGCCATTACTTCCTTACTCCATGCTTTAAATACAACATATTGAGAAGGTTTTTGAACAGATTCTGCACATTTTCTTAGTTTACTTAATTCATTTTCATACATAGACCTGTACAGCTTTTCAATTTTGTTCATTTTAGTATTTTTATTTTAAGGATTATATAGATTATTCCAGTTATCATTAACGATTCAAATAAATATCCAAGAGAAATTAAACTACCTAAAGCCGCTAATACCCAAACTAATACAGCTGTAGTTAAATGCCGAATATCATCAATTCCATTCTTAAATATTATACCTGCGCCAATAAAACCAACACCAGAAGCAATTTGTGCAGCAACTCTAGACGGATCTCCACCTATTTTAATTGAGATATATGTAAAAACAAAAGAACCTAACATAATTAATATACAGGTTCTAATTCCAATTATTTTAGATTTAAATTGTCGTTCATATCCTATAAGAGCTCCACATACCAAAACTGCAATTAGACCTGTAATAAAAGTAAACATTAGACTTCTATATTTTTAAATATGTTATACAATGATAAGAAAAAGGTATAGAGTATAAATAGTATATTCATTCCAGGAATAAAAAGAAATAGACAAAGACTACTATCACCATCACTATCCCTAAACTTATCATTCCAATATTCAAATATTTTTCCAATAGCAATCTTTTCTTTATGACTTACTTTATAAGCAAAAACAAAAAGAAAAGCATTAATAAATACAGGAATAATATAACATAAAATAATAACAAAAAAAGTATACATCCTATCGAATTTTTATATTACTCATTAAATTTATAAAAAATATAATAAGTCCTGCTAATAATATAAAAATATTAGCGAGAGGAACCCAAGTAAAAATTACTAAAGGATTTCCATCAGCTGCATCATAATATTCATACATATCTCCTATTG